AGACTTCAGATTTATCAGTAAAACTACCAACCTCTTTATTCCAAGTATAAAGGTTTTCGCTTTCTTGAATCAAAGAAATGAAGCCTCCATAGGTCAATGGACGTATAGACTTGTTTTTGTTACGGTTGTTTATATACCAAAACTTGCCCTTCTTGTAAGATATACTGGCTAGTTTCTTCTGTGATGAATATATTCTATTAGTAGTGCTTATACCAAACTGTACACTAAATTGACATATCTCAAATTCATCGTTGTTAAACTCAAACAATACCAATCTGGTAAAATGAAAATACCCCTTGCCCTTGTTGTGATATTTGACCCTAGCCTTAAATGGGTCCTCTTTATATATACGAAACAACTCGTTGACCTCTTTTTTGTCAGATTCTTTTATAAGAGTATACTTTACCTCTTCAGTGGGGTCAATAGCCTTTTTCTTGAATCGTTTGGCTTTCTTTACTGGATGTGTAATATCCTTGGGAATTCTAGGTTGAGTTAATAATTTCATAAGTATTATTTATTTTGATACAAAGGTATGTAAAATATTTCAGACTTCCAAATATTTAGGGTTTTTTTGTTGAATAATATCGCATATAACTCATAAGACACTTGGACTTAAAATCTTGCCACTTCTTATCATCTATCCTTATATCCAATATAGAAGCCAATTTATAACCCTCATCCCATGCCTTGAACTCCTCCTCCATACACGAAACATTATACTTGACCCTACGCTTGTATTTTGAATCATTCTTGAAAAAATGAACATGCTCAGCATATGCGGAAATTGGCAATACCCTTGTAAACTCATCCCAATCCTTCCTCAATATGTGATGACCCAACTCATGCAATAATATGTAAACCTTGATTTCTATTGGATACTTGCCTTGTATCTTTATCTCCAATGGAGTGTTGAGTGTCTTTGTCTTCCAATCAATATACGAAACATCATTGTGGTCAAAAATTATTTTCTCATAACCCTCATTATGACCCCAGTGTGTCAACTTGTCCAATGCTCGTGTATAATTGTATCGACCCATACCAATAAATATTCCATAAGGGTCTAAAAATCCCCAGAAAAATTTCTGGAAAAAATTTTTTTAAAATAGGGGTGGCTGAATTTTTAAGTCGAAAATTTCTGGAAAAAAAATTTTTTTAAAATAGGGGTACCCCTTGACAAGGGTCAAAAAATTCCCAGAAAAAATTTCACGTATAGCATCATAGCCCCATATGGCACGGGTACGGGGGGGTATATAATTTTATAACAATATACCTTGACTTTTTAATATTAATTAGTATATTTATATAAAAACTAAATATGGAAAATAAATTTAAAAAAAAATTAAAACGTAGAGGTCAAGAAATATATTTAAGATATTTTGCTAATCCAGATAATGTTATTAATGATATAATCAATCAATATGATAATAAAATGTTAATAAATGAAATTGATTGTGAAATTATTTTTAATGTACCAATTACATATGAAAAAGAAATATATGAATTATTATTATTTTATCCAAATAAATTAAAAGAATTAAAAATTATTGGTGTTAACGAAATAATTACTTTATATGACGAATATGGTGAAACAATTGATATAATGAAAACATGTAGAAGTGGTGTTTCTAAAACTAACGCAAGAGGTAAAATATGTGCCAATGCTAGTAGCAACTCAAAAAAGATGGGTTGTTTTTTTAATTTGATTAGTGAAGATATTAAATTAGTTAAAATTTGTCCAATATTAAATATTCCTTTAGTGTATGATAATAATATAGCACTTGATGATTCAGCATCTATAGATAAAATTAACCCTAAACTTGGTTATACTAAAGATAATATACAAATCATTTCTTTATTGGCTAATAAAATGAAAAGCTCAGCAACTAAAGAACAATTAATTTGTTTTGCTAAAAAAATATTAGAATTATATAAGATATAACATAAACCCTATTTTTAACCTTAAAATTTTTCCAAAAAAAAATTCACGAACATCATCATACCCCCTTTTTAAGGCTAGCACGGGGGGGCTATATAAGGGGGGTAACAAGCCAAAACGGGGGGAGGGGTGGTATAGGGGGGGGTATAGGACAAAGATAAGCATTTATATTGACATATCCATATAAAAAGGGAATAAGTTACCCACATTTTTTAGGTGTGGGTAACTTAATTTGTGTTAGTATCTTATAACTTTGTAAGTTTCTCCTAACAAAGCAATTTCAAGTACATTTTTAAGGTACAATTTTCTCCAAAGTATTTCACGTTCAGTACCTTGATTGGTAGCTTTGTTTTCGGTAGGTAAAAAGTCAACAAGTGTTTTTTTATCAGTTTCCACACCATCAGCAAAGTATTTTGTTTGTGGGAATACATTATCATTAGGTCGGTATTGTAGTACAAATTCGCCATTAAAGATACCTATAAATTGGTTATTTTCGCCAAAGGTAATAGGCATTGTATTTTCGCCTTTGATGTAGTCAGTAGCTTGTTTGCCCTCTTTTGCTAATTGATTGGTAACTGCTTTCTCATATTCGCTATTAAGCAAAATAGATACCCTTGATTGCTTTAAGATAGATTGATAAGGATTTTTGATATCGTTATTGGTACGACTTTTTACAAGGCATTTAGGTAGTGTTTGTTGCAATACACTTGCAAATGTAGGCATACCTTTGGTAATTTTTGCATCAAACAAAATTTGTGCAAGTTCTTTTTCAGTTACGTTTTTCATTTTTATGTTTTTTAATGATTGATTGATGATACAAATATAGGTATAATTTTTGAATTATCCAAATTTTTCTGCAATTATTTTTAATTGAAATTATCCACATATGGATTGTTGATAAGTTAGAATATAGTGTAGGTCGGAGTATACCTCCCGTTTCAACAACGTCCCGTTATCAATTGATAACAAGACAAAGATAAGGAAAAGTTTTCACTTTTCCAAATCTTTTTATGATTATTTTTCATCGTAATAAACACTTGTTGGTGGTATTCCTACTGCAACACAAATTTCATCAATGATGCAATCCCCAAATTCTTCACTACCATAATCAATAAGAATACTTCTTATTTTTTCATGAGTTTCTTTCAAGGCTTCAATTTGTTCTTTAATTAATTCCATTGGTATATGTTTTAAATTATTAATAAAACAAAGATAAGGAAAAGTTTTCACTTTTCCAAATCTTTTTTCATTTATTTTTAACGATGTTTTACGTAGTTTTTCCAATTATGTTTTGGTTTCATCATTGCTTTGCCCCACCCTTTGCATTTTTTGTGATGATGTTTGCCATTGATATCAAGTGCATTGGCATTGCATACAAAGGCTACTAATAAGATAACGATTACAAGGTACTTTTTCATAATTATTTATTTTTAATTGATTAATAAGACAAAGATAAGGAAAAGAATTGACTTTTCCAAATCTTTTTTTAATTATTTTTTAGTTGAATAACCACATTGAGATATAGAATAACATTGATAAGGTTGTTAAAAAAACGATACCACCATAAAATTCTGAAGGAATTTCTTTACGAGCTTGGTTTAGTGTTGAGAAGATTGCTTTCATTTTGATTGATTTTTGATTGATTAATGATACAAAGATAAGAATAAAAATTGAATTTTCCAAATTTATTTTTAAATAAAAATGAATACGCATAAAATAGTTATTGCTAAAAGGATTACTTTGAGAATGATAAGTTCTTTCATTTTGATTGATTTTTGATTGATTAATGATACAAAGATAAGAATAAAAATTGAACTTTCCAAATTTATTTTAATCAAACATAACTTTTTTTGAGGTTTGTCTGTTGTAGTCTTTTTTTGTTTTGTGTACCTTGTGACTGAAGTTAGGAATTTTAGCGTCAATAGAAGCTTGTCTATTAGAGGCTTTATTCATTTTGATAATTTGTTCTTTGCTAATTTTGATAGTAAAAGCTTTCATTGTCTTGTTGTTTTGATAAGACAAAGATAAAAAAAAGGCTTGAATTATCCAAGCCTTTTTTTATAAAGTTATCAACATTTTTTAGTATGCACTTGTAGGCATATTTTGATTTTTTTCGTATGTTTGTCCCTCCCATTCAGTATCGGGGTTTGTAAGGCTGTGGAAGTATTTTTTTAGTTGTTCGGCTATGTTGTCCAATTTAGCTTTTTGCTTATCGGTACAAGGCTTATTATAGGCTTGTATTGTGTTGTTGGCTTGTACCCTACCTAATAGTCCACCACCCAAGTAGTTTTGGTATGCAGACATTTTTTCATTTTTAAAGCCTAGTGTGTCCAAGCTAATTTCTACACCACCACCACGAGAAGATATTTCAGAACGTAGTGTAATGTTTTCAAAGTTGATTGCTTTTGCCATGATTGTATTGATTTTTGATTGATTAATAAGACAAAGATAAGGAAAAGTTTTCACAATTCCAAATCTTTTTTCATTTATTTTTAATCATTTATTAAAAATTCGTCAGTAAGTTTGCCGTCCCATTCTAAGCTATTAAGATACCAAACACCTTTTTTAACTTGTATATGTACATTAGGCAAAGCGTTTAAGCGTTCTTTTGTTGTGTTGGTTTTATACCCACAAGTTGTGATAGCTAAGGTTTTTTCGGGGTTGTTATACTTGTATGCTATTTCGTTGCCAAATAGCACCAAAACACTAACATTGGGAAATATTTTAACACTTGTATTACCACTATTAAAGGGTTCAGCGTTTAAAAATTTTACTACTGCTTTTTTTGTAATTGTTCTCATTGTATTTTTTTTGATTGATTAATAAAACAAAGATAAGCAATTTTATTTAATTATCCAAATTTATTTTAAAAAATATTTTTTAAAAATAATCCAAAATAAATTTGGTAGTGTCATTTTTTATTCTTATCTTTGTATTGTTCAGTTGATGAACGTGACGGCTTGTAAGAGTCGGGAGGTATACTCCAACCTACCCCATATTTTTTTTAGAATAAATACCCTTATTTTTAAGGGTATTTTAACGTGTTTAATTTAATAACCACCTCTACATATTGGTCCGAGTCCAAACTCAATAGATTTGGCATCTGTGAGTGTTTTACCACATACCAAACAATTGCCTGTATGCATAACTTCAACCAAGCTATCCAAAAGACCAAAATTTTTGGTTTCAGCTTTGCCCAAAACATAAGCAATAGCCATAGCAGAAGGTGAATCAACTACATTACCCTTGTGTCGAATACAGCCATTAAAATATGTACCTAAACGAACAAAATTTTGATATTCAACCTCAACCTTAACGTGTGTATACCAAACACCATTGTACTCGCTACGAGATATCTTATAGGTATAGTCCTTGCCAGTCTTAATCGACTTGATAGTAAAATCAGAACCATTGTTATTAGCTTTACGATTGATTACCTCATAAAGTGCAGAAGAAGAAATAACGTGTGACATATTGAATTATTTTGATTGATTAATAAAACAAAGATAAACAATTAATTTGAATTATCCAAATTTATTTTAAAAAAAAACATGCATGGTTTATAGGCCTGGTCGGAGTATACCTCCCGTTTCAACAACGTCCCGTTATCATTTGATAACAAGACAAAGATAAGGAATTGTTTTCACAATTCCAAATCTTTTTTCATTTATTTTTAACTTAATATTTCTTCGATACTTGGCTTGTCCAACTCGGCTTTATAGTCAGCTAAAATCTTTTCAAATTGTGGTAGGCAGTCAGAAGCAGAACGACCTTTCAAACCATAATAGCGTTTGATATCGCTAAATTTAACCCCTCTACAAGTCATACCACTTGCCATAATTTTAAGGTTAAAACGATGTACGGCTAACTGATAACCAAAGTAATCAATTTGTTTACCACCATTGCTTACTGAAGGTGTTTGTAGTTTGCCCTCACGAACTTGTTCTTGGGCTTGTTCAAATTGTGTCATAATTTATTTGTTTTAATGATTGATTAATAATACAAAGATGAGAATAAAAATCGACAATTCCAAATATTTTGATAAAAATATTTTTTAAAAATAATTGAAAATAAATTTGGTGGTCTCATTTTTTATTCTTATCTTTGTAATGTTCAAATAACATAGCGGTCATAACGACCCTCAAGTATACTCCAACCTGGTTTTTATCCTAAACAAAACTTTTTTAAAATAAATTTGGTAGTGTCATTTATTATTCTTATCTTTGCTTTATAAAATCAATCAATATGTACAACTTCACATTCAAAACAGACGCAGAATTATTCCAAGCAGAATCCAAAGGCTTTATTGAAAGCTATGACATGGTTCGCATGGTGGTTAAAACAGGCAATTTAAACACTTGTGACTTCCCTTGCAAATCAGAAGAAGAATACAATAGATGTATTAAAATCTATAGTATTAAAATCGAACGTGTTTACCAAGATACACACAGCTTTGACATCATGGATTATAATTAAAAAACTTGGGGAAACATTTGGTTTCCCCATTTATTTTTTGTATCTTTGTATTGTCAAGGTGGTGAAACGGTAAACACAAAGGGCGTTGCTCTAAATGTACAGGTTCGAATCCTGTCCTTGACACAAAAAAGGCTAGAGTTAATCTAGCCTTTTTTGGTATAGGTTATGTACGCAATTGTGTATATAGGGGTTATCCTTTAGCATACTCCTTTTCAAGTTCTTGCTCGAATAGGTTGGTATCCAAATTTATTTGCAATTTTCTATGGCTTCCGAGTGTTTCATTTGTTCCTCAATAGATAACTCAGCAACACACACGATTTCTTCATTAGGTTTTAACTTAAAACCATTGTTGATAAGTTCTACAATGCTCGTGTAATGATACACTATATCATAGGAATCAATACTTTTTTTTGTTGTTTTATTAAAGATAACGTAATCTTCTTTGGATATGTTTTGCATAATGTTATTTGATTAGGATACAAAGATAAGGAGAATTTTTCAATTCTCCAAATCTTTTTACAATTATTTTTACAATCTATAAAACTTTTTTGTTCCATCTTTGTGAACAACGTTGAAGCAACGTCCCGAACCATCTTCCATATCAATGCTTTGTACTTTGACTAGGTACTTGATTTCGATAAGTTGCTTTGCTAATTCTTTGATTGATTTTTCTAACATAGTATTTTAATTTATTAGAATACAAAGATAAGGAGAATTTTTCAATTCTCCAAATCTTTTTTTAATTAAATTTTATGCTCCCCAAAGGTATCAAAGTCTTGCACCTCATCATCAGCACTCATTCTAATTTCATCGTCAATACTATCAGCGTATTTTATCTCATTAAAGATAGCGTCTATCTTATCTTTATCTTCTTGTGTAGCAGAATTGCTATCTTCAAAAATAATAAGCAATTCACAAGCATTGTTTAATAATCGTTCTAGGGTTTCTTTTTTCATAACTATAATGTTTAATTGATTAGGATACAAAGATAAGAATAAGTTTTGACACTACCAAATAAAAAAGGAGGAATTTTCATCCTCCAATTTTAATCAATCAATCAACAAGGCACTACTGAACAATAGTCAGCAATATCTTCTAAAGGTATTCTTCCACGATTGGAGGAATAATACCCTTGTCTTTCATATCTTTTGGCAAAGTCCTCAAGTTCTTTTGGGACTTGCTTTTCGGTATAGTTTGCTTTGTCCATTCGGATATCAAAGCCATCGGGAGATAATATTCTAAATTTTTGTACTTTTGACATAACTTTATTGATTTGATTAGGATACAAAGATAAGCAATTAATTTTAATTTTCCAAATCTTTTTCAAACTTTTTCACAAAAAAATTGCTAATAGAATTTAGTTTGGTTCTCATTTTGATTGCATCTTCATCTTGCCCATTATCCTCTAAATCATCAGCAACATCATAAAGGCTTGTCAGTTCTTCAAAAACTTTTTTTGGTGTTTTATCCAAATCTTTCATGTAAATTATTTCACCATTCCATTGTGGGTGTGCATACATTTCAAGACACAAATAACAATCATAACCTTTTTCTTCAAGGTCATCAATATATTGGTCATATTGGTCAGCCAAGATTTGAATGTGAGTTCCCTTGTCAAATATTCTTACTGGTGACTTATCGGTTTTATCTTCGTGTGCAGTATCCCAAGTGCCATTGATAAAGATGTTGATTAATGTATTCATTGTTTTGATTGATTTGATTATGATACAAAGATAAGCAATTAATTTGAATTATCCAAATCTTTTTGTATTTATTTTCTAAAATTTCTTGTGATGTCCTTGGGGTTGGAAGTTTGCCCATCAGCATATTCTAATACACTATGTAGGGTTTCATCTTCACCCATTTCATTTTTAAGGAAGTCTATTACCTCATCTTTGGTATCGAAGTCATAAGATTCTTCAATATAATCCCCATCATTAAAGTGGTTTCTTGTTTCTACTGAATAGGTTGGCATATGATATTTGTTTTGATTATGATACAAAGATAAGGAATTATTTTCACAATTCCAAATCTTTTGTAAAGTTTTTTAATAACCTCCAGTAAATGTTATAACGATATTTGCATCTTCTTCGATAGCATCAAAGGTTACACCTGATGCAATAAGGTCGGATAACATTTTTGTAAAGGTTTCTTTGGTTACGATTAGTACTCTCATTGTTTTATTGTTTTGATTATAATACAAAGATAAGGAATTATATTGACACTACCAAATAAAAAAGGAGGAATTTTCATCCCTCCAATCTTAATCAATCATTATTTTTATACTGCGATTACCCAATCGGTAACACCCCAATTTACCGAAGACGATACTGAGTATCCTTTCTTTCTCAATCGGTCAGCCACAATCGGCATATACATATACTCCTCAACGCTCCAACCATAAGACGGTGCACACGATGAAGTTGTAAATGTGGTGGTTAGAGCATCTCCCGATAACCAACCTTCTATTCTTTCTTGAAGGCTTTGGATAAAATTTTCTTTTCTTTCTTGTGGTGTAAGTGTTGCTGTTTCTAACATAATTTTATTTATTTTGATTGTTGATTAATATGATACAAAGATAAGGAAAAGTTTTCACATTTCCAAATATTTTTGTAATTAATTTTTATTCATCTTCACCCCATTCATCTTCATCTTCATCTTCTTCTGCTTCGATAAAAACTACTTGGAATGCCACATACTCACCATTGCTATCTTTTTGCCCAAATACCCGATAAGAGCCATCTCCAAAACCCGATGAAGATACAACACCATTAGGTAATACACCCCATTGTTCATCAGCCAAGGTAATATCAGCACAAGCACGATACCACTCATCACCTTCTTCCGTATCGTAATCATCACCAAAATTGTGTTTTTTTAACTCTTTTGCTTTCTCATCATTACGATAAAACTCTTTGTCAAAGAAGCCAAATTGCCCACTATCAACCCCAGCACTAAAAGGCATTTCTTCAAACTTACCCGATAGAAAATGATTTACGTGGTTAATACGTAATTCAGCTATTCTACGACCCCAAGATTCATCTTCTTCAACGTCAGCAACCCAAGTGCCTTTCTTTACGTTTTCTACGATACCTTGACACCAAGTCGGAATTGAGTAGCAAGGGTCGGAACAAACAAGTGTTCCCGATACAATTTCAAATTTTTCCATAATTTATTTAATTGATTAGAATACAAAGATAAGGAAAAGTTTTCACATTTCCAAATATTTTTTCAACTTTTTTAAATTGCTCTTGATTGCTCAATAAGTTTCAAAATTTCTTCAACTGATTCAACAACCTTATAACCACCATTGTTATGTGAATCGTGCTTTAATGTGCTACCTATACCATCTTCATGTGGATACATACCTTGAATACCATTGACACTTAAAACCATTTTGGTTCCAATCATTTGGTTGTAATTGTTGGTTACTGTAATAAATCTAATATTGCTCATATCTTTTGTTTTTGATTAGAATACAAAGATAAGGAAAAGTTTTCACTTTTCCAAATCTTTTTTGTTAAAATTTGCTACACTTGTCAATCCACTCTGCCACTTCATTTGCCGAACAATAGCCTTTAACTTCATCAGTACCAAAGTCAAACCATTTATCGTCTTTATCCCACATGGCAATTTCTGCCGTTTTACTCTCCAAGTCCTTTGTGTTGTTCCATCCGTCTTGTGATATACTTCTATTATCACAATAGTTTCCATAACCCCATTGTACAGATATTGTCCACCCGTTTTCAAAAGTAATTTGAAAGCCTTTTCTTAATGTTGATTTGAACATAGTTGTTTGTTTTGATTAGAATACAAAGATAAGGAAAAGTTTTCACTTTTCCAAATCTTTTTTCAATTATTTTTTAGTGTACAAGATAATTTTCACCTTTGATTGTTAGCCTTGTAATAGTGTCAAGGTTAATCATTCGCCATTCTTTGACTTGCATATCATACACTGGCTTTAACCCCTTAAGACTTGGATTGTAAGCCATACCACTACCTGTTACACCTTTGGTTACACCCAAACGGCAATTCATTACTCGTGTGGTGTTGTCTTTCTTTCTGAATTCAGCGGTGAAGATTTTACCTTTGGATTGGTTGATAAGCTCAACTGCGGCTACTTTGCTAATAAATTGCATAATGTTATTTGATTTGATTATGATACAAAGATAAGGAAAATAAATGACTTTTCCAAATCTTTTTTCAATTATTTTTCTAATGGTGTCCACTCTATATCGTAAAGGTCTTCATCTAATTCGGGGCTATAAGCTGAATAGCCCTCAACAACTGATGGGTAAACATATTCACCACTACGATTACAATATCCAATGGGTTTTGTTGTTGATAAAATTACACTTTCTTCACTTCCATTAACCATGTGGATAAATGGCTGATTTTGTTCGTTTGTGATTACCATATCTTTAGGGTAAGCACTTAGTAATTCGATTAGTTTTCCTACTGTTGTCATGATATTTGATTTGATTAGAATACAAAGATAAGGAAAAGTTTTCACAATTCCAAATCTTTTTTCAATTATTTTTTGTCAAACATACTTGATTTTTCTTCTAATAAAAGTTCAGTATCTGCAATTGTTTTTGTCATTATAAGTTGGCGGTGCATTTGGTCACTCATACCAACCTTTTCAAGGATATACTGCATTCTCTCTCCATCAATATCAATAGCTTTCAGTTTCTTGATGATTTCATTCACTTCTTCATAGTTATAAAAACCCCAAGTCAAAGATTCATTGCTTGTTAAATCACAGGCTATTTCGATGTTGTTAAGGTTCGTAAAGGCTTCATCTGATGTTGATGAACGCATTTGGAATGCCTCGGTTAAACCTCGTTGTGCGATGAATTTTCTGATTACTTTTAAATCGTCAGCTACCATGGCTAAACGATGTTCTAATTGTTGCTCTTTTGTCATGATTGATTAGATTAAAATGTTACTGAATAAATGATTGCAATAGTACCTAAGATTGCTAATACCTTCAAAATATTTGCCCATTGTTGTATTGTTACTTTTTTCATGATTGTTTGATTTGATTATGGTACAAAGATAAGAAAAAAAAATGACATTACCAAATAATAATGCCACTTTTTTTCAATCAATCTAAAAGTTGTGAATACCATGCACAATCACATTGTAAACTATAAGACTTACTAATGTCAATGCAATACAACACATTAAAATAACTTCTGATATTACTTTCATCGTTTTTATTATTTGATTAGAATACAAAGATAAGGAAAGTATTTCTACTTTCCAAATCTTTTTTCAAATTTATTTTATTTTAATTCCGTTTTGTATTAGGACTGCATCAATTAAAGTTTTTTCTTCGTTTGCATCTACTACAAAGTTATCACAAGCCTTTTGACTGAACCTTGCCATATCTTTTAAATGCTTTTTAAAGCCACTAAAAGCTGCATAACTTTCAGAATTTTCTGTTCTACTAACTGGCGACACAGATAATTTGATACCTCTAGATTCAACGCCACCTGTAAAATAATTTGCACCACCTTTGTCATAATATACTTCAACTTTTAAATGTGTTGCTCTTGGATTAGGTTCTAATTCTAGATACTTTTTACTAATTTTTGCCATGGTTGATTGTTTTGATTAATAATACAAAGATAAGGAAAAGTTTTCACTTTTCCAAATCTTTTTTCGTTTATTTTTAATCTTCTTTGATAACATCAAAACTCTTGGTTATACTTAACGTAAGTACGTTATCTACAAGTTTCAACTCTTCACCCTCTTCATTTGTAGTATAGGTATGCCACTCATTTATTTCACCCTTAACATCATTCGGTGTATAATCTTGGGCAAATTCGGATATTTTTTCTTCCAACCCTTTCAAAGTTTCTTCTTGCTCGTTGGTAAGGATAAAGTCCTTTTTGTAATTGGTTTGTATATCATCTTCACCACCATTGATATTCAGTACATAGTCAGCCACAAATTTAGCTTCTTCATCAGTAAGTTCAATTTCAGCTTCGTTTACTGAACTTTCACTCCATTCACTTGATGAAGATTTTGAGTAGGTAAAATCGTTTTCATCTTCATCAAACTCAATAGTTACCACTCCAAACTCACCTTGATAATGTCCGTCAGAATTTACATAAAACTCTACGTTGTTGTAGGTTTTGTCATCAAAGTATGTTTCAAGTTCACTATCTTGTACCAACTCACCCTCTTTGTCAAAGATTTCAATACTTGTGTCATTCATACTATCACCACCACAACTAAAATTAAAATTAACGTGGTCAATGTTTTTTTCTTTCCAAATTTTGATAATATTTTCTGCCATTTGTTTATGATTTTTGATTATGATACAAAGATAAGTAATTAAATTGAGATTACCAAATTATTGGCTAATTTTTTCTAAAAATTCTTTTGCAGTTTGTTCTGCTTCGGGATTGTCAATGTTTTTTACTGCATTGTTAAACCAGGGTTGAACTACAACGTGCTTCAAATAATCTTGTGGTGTTGGTACAAATTTCATTCTAAAATCTTCTGCTATATGTAGCATAGCAATATCAACACTATCAACACTTCTGCCATCGGAATTGATTATATTATACCCAAAAATCTTTGGAATGATAGTGTATGCAAACCAAGTATTATGTGTTAATAACCTTGCTGAATTGTTGTTCATTGTAGCTTTTGGACTATCAATAAGTTCGTGGATAGCTAAATAATCTTCTACTTTTCCACCCCAACGCTTAACGCTGGATTTTGAATGTATCATTGGATTTGCCATAATTGATTGATTTGATTATGATACAAAGATAAGGAAAAGTTTTCACTTTTCCAAATCTTTTTTCATTTTTTTAGTCCCAAATTTGACTAATTTTTTGGTCAAATGGATTGTACTCAACTTGTTTACCCATTACCCAATTACCCTTTTCAACTGCAAGGGTTTGATGTTCGTTACTCCAAGAACCATTGGGCATTTCGTGTTTCAATAAGCTATCCTTTTTTACAACAAGGTCAGCAAAGTCGGTAGTTTCTTTTTCAATGGCAAATTCGCCATACAAGGTATGTTGGTTTGCACCCTCACCTTTCAATAGTGTTTGTTTTTTTACGTTACGTTTCATTTGATATGATTTTTTAATTATGATACAAAGATAAGCAATTTATTTGAAAAATCCAAATTTTTTATGAAAAAAGGTGGAAAATAAATTTCCACCCTTTTATCAATCAATCAACTTTCAGCAACCAAAAGTTCCTTATATTCTTTTTCAGTCAAGTGTCTTGCACTATCCAAAGGTTTGTATTTGCCATTGGGTTTGATTAATACGCAATCACCTTGTCGGATAATCTTTTCAATGCTACCTTGTGGTACGTTGGTTTGGATAGTCCAAGCAATACATTGGATAGCATTGATTTTTTTAATATCATACTCCCAACGATTTTCATTATTGGTATTATAAACACTTTGTGGCTCAACCCAAATAAAATAGTTTCTATCAGTTGATGTATCTTTCAGTTTCACAAAGTAAGCATTTTCCATTTTATTCCAACCTTGCAACCCCTCGTTAAAATACTCACCACTTACCTCGTAAAGTTCATAGGTATCATTGAATTTTGTTGTAACAAGTTTTCCGTTTTCATCTACCCAATTAGTAGATTTTTTTAGTGTTTTTTTGCTCAATAATTTTGGTTGAACTTCACTTGCAAGTCGTTCCAACCCCAAGCATAATACACCTACTCTACGTTGTTCCAAATTAGGTAGTTTGGCAATATCTTTGAATGTCAAAGGAACAATATCGTTCCAAATATCTTCAAGTTCAGCCATTGGGCAATCTTTGTGTTTCAACTTCAACAAACGACAACCCATATCGTAAGGAAACTTTTGATTGTTGATAATGATTTGCATATTTTTATTATTTGATTAGAATACAAAGATAAGGAAAAGATTTGGTATTTCCAAATTTTTATTTAGAATTTTTTAAAACTTCATCAATAGCTGTCTTTAAATCTTTTAGCTGTTCTCTCGTCATTAGTGGTATCATCATTGAACTAAACCCTAAATCACGTCTTTCAGTACGACTATCACTATCGGGATAAAGGTTATTATCAGTTATACTCACATAACCTATATTACCTGTTAAACCTACACTTATTGTGTGTCCATTGGTACTGATTTGTCTTTGTGCTAGTTTATGTTGGTTAGCCATTGTTATTTGATTTGATTAGAATACAAAGGTAAGGAAAGTATTTCTACTTTCCAAATCTTTTTGCAATTATTTTTTCATAATGACTTTGTTTTCTATCATACCTTGTCCTATCACATCAAAACGTTCACCCAAAGATAAGTTTTCATACCCCTCAAATGGATAAACAACTCTAAAGTTGCAACGAGGATTGGTTTCACAAGTAATTTCTTTTTTGCTAAAAACACTTAATAGTAATGCTAACATAATTATTTTATTTGATTAGAATACAAAGATAAGGAATTAATTTGACACTACCAAATTTATTTTTGATTATTTTTAAAAAATATTTTTGTATAAAAGTTTGGAAATGTCAATTCTTTTTTCTATCTTTGTATTGTTCAATTGATGAACGAGACGATGATGAATCGGGAGGTATACTCCACTATGCCCCTACTTTAACCTAACACCAAAAAGCAAAGGAGCCAATAGGCCCCAATTGCTTCATCAATCATCAAGCGTTTACCAAACTTGAATGTTTGGCTATAAATTCTTTATAAACGACATATGGGTCAACTTCGGTGTTGGTATCTTTGTAATTCAGTACCAAGTACTTGACAAAGTTGATACGTGTGTTTGTCTGTGGGGCTGTCAAATCTTCTTGTATATCTGACAAGTGGCTTAGAATAATCATGCTTACTTTTACTTTCATTGTTTTTGATTTTGTTAAGACAAAGATAAGGAATTGTTTTCACAATTCCAAATCTTTTTTAAAGTTTTTTTAGATTATCCAAAACATTATTGTTCCGCAATCATGCCATTCAGCAAACCAACCATGCTTCTCTAAAAAGTTGTAGATTTCAGTATGCACTCCCAACTCGTAACGTTTGCCTTCACCATAGTGGTTGAATAATGGGTAGCCATCTTTGGCTGGTAATCTATCTTCACCACTTGACCAAATTCCACCCTTCCAACCACCGAATTCTTCAGTTGTGCGTAAGAACATTTTAGGGTATTTCACCTCTAATAGTTCAATCATTTGTTCTCTTGTCTTTACCATTGTTTTATTGTTTGATTATAATACAAAGATAAGAATAAGTTTTCACACTTCCAAATTTATTTGCAACTTTATTTTATTCTTTTGATAATTACCAAAGTCATCGGATACGTATCTTGGTAGTAAAAGAATTCAACCACTTCGTAGTTCCAACCTGTAACCTTGTTAAAATAAGCCTCAATAGCCCTGTCTGACATACATCTGTCATCTGCATTATTGATAGCCGCAAGCCCTTTTAATTTTTCAGCCTGTGGCGTTGTGCCTCTCATTGGTTTGGCAAACGTAACACACATACAACCACCAACCACAACCAAATCATTGGTAATAGCATATTCAACTTCTTTGCTTATTGTATGCAATTCACCACAATAATCCATAATAAGATGTGCATAACTATTTTCAATTTTGCCATAGACTTTATCGCCAAAGTAACCCAAATACGTTTCAGCATTTAAGCCTGTATTTTTAAGGTTTGAACGCATTGTAACATAGGTAGCCTCATCACATTCAATACCTAAAAATTTCACGTTATTAAGCCCATTAGCAACCTTTTGTTCGATAGCCCACTCTGTGTTAGGCAAAGTAGGAATAAGCCCTGTAATGCTACTATCAATGATAACATTAGCCATTTTATTACGTGCCACTTCTTTATTTTCGCCATTGTGGTTAATGTAGGTATTTTCGCCTTTGGCTTTCTTTAATTTATAAGGTGATAAAGCTTTTGTTAACTTATTGATAGCTTTGTCAACAGATACATTTGCCTCACTTACACTTATTAAGCCCTGTCTTTTTAAAGATGCTTTATTGCCACCTATTCTAATAGTTTTTACATTCAAAGCCTCTGCCATTTCATAAGTAGTAAGCCTGTCATTATTCTTTAATATAAACTTCTGAATTTTTTCGTTTGATACTTGTGTCATGATTTTGATTGATTTGATGATGGTGCAAAGATGTATAAAAAAATTGAAACCTCCAAATTTATTTTCAACTTTTTTTAAAAAATATTTTTGCTGTTTTATTTGGTTATTAAAAATATTATCCTTATATTTGTATTCTAATCAAACAATATATCATGTCAAACACAACTCAACGTCCGCTATACGAAATAGCACAAGAAATCAGAAGGGATTGGACAGCTACATCCAAAAATGGTATCTACTTTGGTGCTGTACCTTACCTAGATGCAATGTCAAGCTTAGACAAGCCAACAGACAAATACGGTTATGACAGTGGCAATAGTATCATCCTTTACTTCTTATCGAATGCTAGTACATGGAGAGGTGACACAGCAAAACGTGTGAAGGCTGAACTTAAAGCAATGGGCAAGTAATCTATTAACCAGTAACCCCAGACAGGAATGTCTGGGGCTTTTTTATTTCTATACACTTTTAAATTAACACATCATGACAAAAACGTATGAATGTACTGTATCATTCACTTATGATACCAATAGCCCAGAAGAGGCTGCTAGAGAGTTTATCGCTAATATCCAGAACAATCCTAACTGGTTTGTAGATGTACGTGAGGTAGCTCCAGAAGGCAAGAGCTTTACAGTAGATACTGAAACAGGAGAAACTGAGGAAATTTAACCACAAGATACCAGATAACTTAAGCTCCAGATTCGTCTGGGGCTTTTTTATTTCCCAGAAGCTGATTCTGGTCTTCTGGTTATCTGGACCCAGAGCTTGAGCTGGGCTGCTAGGCCAATCGGACCGATGTACACAAATGTGTATATATGGGTATCCCTAAAAAGCAAAAGGGCCGCCTCAATGAAGAGACAACCCAGCTCGGAGAAACCACTCTCCAGATTGCAGTCATGCAACAGTTTTATATAGACCAGAACATGTTCTGGATAATAGACAAAAATAAAATGGACCCAACCTTAATTTGCGGCTGGGCCCATTGTTACTTTTTGAAGTGTGAGCTCCGCTGGTTGAGTTTGCGACCCATAAAGAATCAAACGCTCAAATCTGATTCACCCAACGGCACTTCTGGGCTCAATGAGAATCCCTCTCATCGACTTGCGTCCCTTGGCAGAGAACCCTTGGGTTTTGGTAAGAGGCATCCCTTCAACGTGACAGAGGTCTCACAGTCGGTGGAGTTACGCATAATCTACATTCGCTCCGAAGAGCTCAAACCTAACTTCTATGTCGGTAAACCGAGCCGAAGTATAGGTAAAGAACAGAGGCTGTATCTCGAAAGTGTTTAAACCTAACAGAGGTGGAGTACATTACCAAAAAACCCAATATTTTAAAGAACTTATTTCTCTTTCAACAATACAAAGGTACAAAAACTTTTTGACACTACCAAATTTTTTTGCTTAAATTTTAAAACTTTTTTTTATCTGCTCTGGTGTAAGCTCACCAGAGGCTTGTACCTTCAAATCTTCTCTCTTCTGGGTTACAGGATGATGCCTGTGTCTAAACTTTTTTTTAGTCATAGACATCACTTTTCAAAGGTACGAAATATTTATAATAAAAACAAATTAAAATGACACCAGAAGAGAAAAAAGAAAGAAAACGTCTTTATGATATTGAGTATCGTAAACAAAACGCTGAAAAATTAAAACAAAAAGAAAAACTTTGGCGTGAGCAAAATGCTGATAAGAAAAAAGAAAGGGATAGAAAGTATCATGAAGAAAACAAAGAACAAAAACGTCTTTATGATATTGAATATCGTATAAAAAATGCTGATAAGAAAAAAGAAATAAACAAACAGTATTATCAAAAAAACAAAGATAATATTAAAGATAAAGGTAAAGAGTATAGACGTAATAATAGAGCGACTATAAATCAATATTTAAACAATAGAAAACAAACAGACCCATTATTTCGTACTATTACGGCAATTAGAAGTCTAATCAACCAATCATTTAAACGTAAAGGGGTTGATAAACCGACAAAAACAGAAATAATTTTAGGTTGCTCTTTTGATGAGTTTAAAAAACACATAGAATCATTATGGCAACCTTGGATGAACTGGGGAAATTATGGAAACCCTAAAGATGGTATATTTGAACCAAATAAAACGTGGGACATTGACCATATTGTAAAATTATCATCTGTCAATACGATTGAAGAAATAATCAAGCTAAATCATTATTCTAACTTACAACCTTTATGTAGTTATCATAATAGATGGGTTAAAGCTTAAAAGATTTCTTAATACAATTAACATCAAAGTTTTCATGACTAACTTTCAAGTCTTCTATTTTATTGGTTACTGGATGATGGCGATGGCGAAATTCTGATATTACCCTGTTGCCTTGTTTAAAGCTACCCATATACTGCCATGCCTCACCAGATTCTGGATGTCTGGCTACGCTTGGTTCTTCCAGACCAGAATTGATTGGATGAACTGTTAGCCAGTTCCACATATATTCCCACTCTGGGCTTTCTACTTCAATGATTACTAATTCCATGTTGCAAATATACGGAATTAAATTGACACTACCAAATTAATTTGAGATTCTTTTTTCAGTTTGTATCTGGTCAGCCCCATATTGATTAGCCAATTCCAGAATTTCAGCCAAAATATCTGCTGACAAATCCTCATAACTAACTTCGTATGTATGTATGCTGTCGCTACTCATACTTCCAGTATCAAATACTTCAACCTCAACTGTCTTGCTGTTAAAGTATTCACCTATGGCTACAAGGTCACCCATTGAGTTTATTGATACACCATTACCCATTGGGACTTCACCACAGCCAAACGCACCCCACTCTGTAATAACACGTTTGATTTTCTTGATTATTGTTTTCTTTTGCATAATGTTATTTGATTAGAATACAAAAATAAGTAATTAAATTGACATTTCCAAATTTATTTCCAACTTTAATTCAGCCCTACCTTTTATGCTATTGGTAGGCGTTCCATTCCTACGCCATTGCCCACTTATCGTTTTGTTCAATATAGGACACTCTACTAGCCCTGTAATGATATTATCAATGGTTAGCCAACGCAAGTTCTTTACAGGTAATCCTGTGGCTGTCTGTGTTATGGTATTAAGATATTCTTGTTTCATAATGCAAAGATAAAAAAAAGGTTTGAATATTCCAAACCTTTTCTTATATTTATTTTTAATCTTCGTTAAAATTAGGCACAATCTCTGTATAACCCTGTGGCTTTTTGCTTTCAACACTTATGATGTCCCTAGCCCACGTTCCAATGTACTTGTTCTCACCCCTAAAGTCACCACCACCACGACCATTGCCTTCGCAAGTCAATAAAGGCAAAGGATGTATCTTTGCACCTTTCCAATCTTTGATTTCAGCAACCTTGTACTTATCCACAAACTCCTTTTTGCTGTGGTTAACCACATAACGAGTTTCACGTATATTGGGTCTGTCAGTAGGCAATACCTTGTTACTGTCTTTGCAACGGTCATAGATATTGGTTTTTAACCCTTTGCACAAGTCGGCATAGTCACCACCCCATACAACCCTTTGAGGTTTGTTTTTGATAAGGCTTTCAAAAGCACTCACAAACTCATTACGAATATAGGAATGTTCCATGAGTTTAAGCCCATTGCCATGCACTACCTCCGTACCGTCAGCACGTTTGAATGTGTACTTGATGTCGTGAGAATAAACCCACGCTTTTACTGTTTTCTTGTTGTCAGCCAAAATGACTGCGTTGTAATACTGTCCCATGATATTATTTTGTTTTGATTAGAATACAAAGATAAGGAAAAGATTTGACTTTTCCAAATCTTTTTTCATTTATTTTTAATACCCAAATTCGGTTTCTATTTTAACCTTTGTTTTTACCCACTTGATAATCTCGTCAGCCCAATATGAAGTCGATAAGTCGCTAAGGAACATATATAATTTACGTTCGGCATCTTGCTCATTGGCAAGTACACTACCTCGTGTAAATTCTTTTGCATTGCTTTGGTTAGACGACCTTCTACTACCAGTTGAGAAATCCCACTCCTTTCCAATAATGGTAATAACCTTACCGTTTATTTCGGCTGTGATAACGCCACCTTGTGCTACCTCACCCAATTTCCATGTTTTTGTTGCTTTTGCCATGATATTATTTATTTGATTAGAATACAAAGATAAGGAAAAGATTTGACTTTTCCAAATCTTTTCCCAATTATTTTTTAGTAGCCAATTTAAACTGTAGTGTAGGATACTTTATAGACAAGATTGTAATTGCATGGTAAGGCGTACTCCAAGCTGTGCTAAATTCAATCATGTTATCGCCATTAAAGAATTGGTCGTAAGCATTCCATTTTGTACCCCAGTTGGCGATTTGCCAGTCATACCAGTTGTCATACCCAAATTCTTCTTGGAATTTTTCTGACATCTCTTTGGTAATCCCACGACTTACACCATGAAGTTTTTCAGTTTCGGTTAGTTCGTTATGTGCAATACGTTTTTCTTGGTCATCATAATCTTCTTGAGATATGATTTTCACAGGGCTTTGTGTACCTTCCAGTTCCTTTGGAATTGGTGCAAAGGTATTGAAGTCAATAAATTGGTCTTTTTTTGTGCCTTTGATTTCAGCGAGGCACTTCGCTACTTCTTGTTCATCGCCTACAATGGTAAGGCGATTGGTTACATGGTTTGGCATGATATATATGTTTTTGATTAGAATACAAAGATAAGAAAAAAAAGTGACAATACCAAATAGTATTGTCACTTTTTTTTAATTCATGAAGTCTTCTATGGGTACTTCGCAAAGGTTAGTTGCCTCATAACCCATTTTATCCATTGTTGTGAATAGGTTCTTTGTGTCATCCACGTAAGCGTAGAAGTCTTCTTCAACCTTGATACCCGTAATTCGAGTTATATAGGTATCAACATCTTTCCAACGATTCTTGATGAAGGTACGGATATCTTCTATCGTACCTACCAAAACTTTTTTATTTGTATTATTCTTTACTAGTCCGTAAACGATTACCTTGTTTCTCATATTCTTTATTTTTTAATTGTTATGCAAAGATAGTATTTATTTTTTAATATCCAAATTTATTGCCAACCTTCTTTTATAATTTTAGCTTTCCCGTCAACCAATGTCCATATCTCGTACCATTCACCCCACTCGCCTCTACGACTTCTTGATACAGATATGTTAGCCTCCAGATTTTCATCCAGATGTCTTTTCACGTTCTTACACAATTCCCTGTATGTAGGATACACCAGTGTTTTATAAGGATTTCCTTTTTGATAACTGTTGCTATAATCCCTTCTTGTTTCTGTGGTAATCACTGTTACCTGTGGTTTGAATTTGCTCATGATACAAAGATAGTTTTTATTTTTGAATAATCCAAATTTATTTTAATCTTTATTTGGTAGTACAGCATCTTCATCATCTTCTGACAAATCTACGGTAAACGCCTCGTTGGTTTCTTCATTCACTACATCGTAAGTAAATGTGTCGGCATCTTTACACCATTTGGCTATGGTCTTTGCCACTTCCAATGGATTTTTGCCTGTGATACCATCAAAGGTCAATGATACCTTGAATGTCTTTGGGCTAATGCTTGTTTCTGTGTTATCGCTGTTGTGTTTACCACCTTCCATTCCGTCTAAATAAGTTGCCATGATATATATGTTTTTGATTAATTAATGATACAAAGATAAGTAAAAGAAATGACACTACCAAATTTATTTTTAAGTATTTTTAGTCATTGCTACCATACGTTTCCAAATCTAAAATTCCACCACCATTTTCTTTTTTATTTTCAATTGCAGTCAATCTTCTATTTAAAAACTGTATATTTTGAATATGAGCAGATTCGTAATGATATGGCAATTGTGAATTTTCTTTTTTTAGTTTATTAAACTTTTCGTTTTCTTTTACTATAGCTGTTTCTATTTCTTTTTTAGTCATTTTGCCATAAGTATTATCAAACCAATCTACTAAGTTATTTTCAACACCACCACCTTTTACCTTTTTAATATCGGTAGCAAGTTCTTTATGATAAGTACATTCACCCACTATTAAACAATCACCTTCTTGGTCTAGTGTTTCTATTATAAATTTTGGATAATCCATTTTTAATTTGAGTTTTATTAATAATTTGTTATGATACAAAGATAAAAAAAAGTTTGGATATTCCAAACTTTTTCGTGATTATTTTTTAAATAAATTTTTATTACCCTTTTGTTTATCAATGATAACCTGTAACTGTGCCATGTAGTTAGGGTCTTCGGCATAATTGGCTTTTAGATACTGCAAATACTCTGCTTCTGTTTTTATATCAGATAAATACTGTGCTTGGTAAAAAGCATAATCAACAACCGATTCTCTCCACCCCTCATAATAAGCATGACCGTTTTCTTCACCCTTGTTGGTAGTTGGTCGCAATGTGGCAACCTTCATTCCAAATAGATTGTGGTTGGTTTTGAATATCTGGCTTTTGAAGTTTCCAGTTTCCAAACGAGCCTGTGCATATACAATATGTGGAAATTTGATGTTCAATTCCAGAATATATGACCTTAACTTTTCTGGACTAAACTCATTCTCTTTGGCTGATTCTTTGATAATGATAGATTTCGTTTCAGACGAAATATACCGTATATCATTGATTCTGGTTAGCATAAGGATTGATGTTATTCCTGTGAATAACACGATAATCCCAATCAAAATAAATGCTAGGTTTTTGGTTACGTTCTTATAAGTAAGATTCTTATAATCATATTTGTAAATCATAATATATGTTTTGGTTGATACAAAGATACAAAATTAATTTTACTTATCCAAATTTTCTTTCAATTTTTCTGATACCCACGTATACTGCTTGGTCTCAATGTCTTCCATAAAAGCTTGATATGCAAAGTAATTGTCACTCACAATCTCCCTGTTACGATTGAACATCTTGACGCTGTTGTTCTCATCACATTCTTCAAAAAGCACAAAATAAATGTGGTTAGGTGTTTCCATGGCACGGTGATAATCACCCAGTACCGTTTTGATTACCTTGCTGTTAACTAATATGGTTCTTTGTCGCATTGTGTTTATTATATTCTTTTAAAGCTTTTGTATATTTGGTTAAGTACTCATCATATAACCCTTCATTTAGTATCTTAAGACGATTCAGGTTCGAACCAACGTTAACCTCAGATGGTGTTTTACTACGTAACCGTAACCCTCGAATTCCATTTATGATATTTTTTATATATGTTTCTTCTGCACCCATTTTGTAAAGGTATTTAAATTATTCGAAAGTACCAAATCAATTGGTACCTTTTATTTATACAGTGATATTAATCCTTGTTCCGTCACTGCCATTCCAATCCACTTCAATGCCGTTCTCTTTTAGGACATCCACGATTTCCTGTCCATTTCCACTCCACGCTAGGTGACACGTTCCGCTGTCACGGAGGTCATCCGCATCCTGTTGGTGATAGAACACAGTCTTCTTGGCTTGCTCATCGGTCATCGCTGACCACGCACATGATTGACAACACCAAAAGTTTTGTCTTGCAAAGTAACCCTTTTTGCGTAGGGCTTTGAACGCTTTCGTAAGATTTGATTGAGCCATAGTATCTAGATTTAATTGATTAAAGATGTGTGTGGTATCCACAGTTGATACATTCGATATAAGGTTTGCCACCCTCCCTAACAGCTACACTGTCATCGGGCAAAAGGAACCATTCATTGTTGCTACAGTCGGGACACTTAGCCTCCTCACTACCCATACGTTCGGTCATGGTTAGTTGGTTCTTGCCTTTGAAGTGTGGGTATACGTGGTCAAGGACATTCCCTTTGATTGGTTTTAGGACTGCTTGATAGAATCTTGGTTTTGGTAACTTTGCCATATTGTTTTATTTAGAATACAAAGATAAAGAAAATAAGTGACACCACCAAATAATGGTGTCACTTTTTTTTTAGGCTTCCTGTTTTTCTTTTACAGCTTCCAAAAACGCCTCCGCTTTGCCCTCAAACAAAATACACTTTTTATTTACGTATTCGTTTTTCTTATTCATGTAGCCGATTTCATAGCAACGCAAGGTTACTTGGTTGGTGTCGGAATCAACCTCGATGTCATAAGTGTAGTTCTCGCCACAATCTTTGGCGTTAGGTCTGTGTAAGTAGAACCCACCAATACCTTTTTTGAAGTGAGCAACCAATTGAGCCGCAAGACAACCTGTGCCATTGAATACTCGTTTTTCACTTTCTGTATCAGATGTTGAGTAACCATTAACTACTCTACTACCTTCCAAAAACTCAACAAGGTCAGCACCATGTCCGCTTGGATAACCGTCATACTGACGATACATAGTTAATAGAGTTTGCTTTTTCTTTTTACCGTTATCCTTGTAAGTTTCGATAACGTGTGTTAAACTTCTTGTTCCCATGATTATTTATTTGTTTTGATTAGAATACAAAGATAAGAAAAATAAATGATACTTCCAAATTTATTTTTAAAATAAATGTTGTGGTATGTTTGTGTTTAATACCTCTTTGCCCTCTGCTTTGGCTTGGGCTATGGTCTTCTTTAATACCTCACGACCATTCGGCACACTAACCAATTCAGCTATGGTAATATTACGACTGCCACTTTTCCATGTAAGTTGTGTGTAACCATTAGGTGTTTTTATACACAAACTTGTGAGCATATCCTTTTGTAGCTTTTTGTCAAACTTGGCTTGGTCTTTGGCTTTTAACCAATCACTCAATAAATTGTCAATTTTCATTTCCAAACTCATTGGCAATTCCATACCACCATACTTCAAAGGTGGCAACGCTTTACAAAAATCTTCAGCTTGTTTGACAACTTCACCTTTGCCCAAGTAGGCATGATAAAAGGTACAACCACCATGACCATCATTTTTGGCATAGGCTACCTTTACTTTGTTTACATACACATCAGCAACAAACGCATTGGTTTCTTCCGATAGTGCTTCACTAAACTTGATGTTCTTTAGTTCTATTTGCATGATACTGGGTTTTGATTAGAATACAAAGATAAGTAAAATAAATGAAACCACAAAATTATTTTCACAATTTTAAGAAAATAATTGATTTTTATCTTATATAAAATAGATAATCAATATTTTATAAAAACTTGCGTATATATAATAGTTATAAAACATTAAAACGATTTTATAACAAAAGATATATGAAATGGGAGGTGGGAGTCGAACCCACTATCTCCACTACTCACACTTATACCATAGTTCTCCTGAGGAATCGAACCTCCTTGATGCTCCCACTTCATATATCTTCAACCGTTATAGGTAATAAAATTTACTACCTACTTTGTTTGGTGTTTTTCTATTATATAGTCAAGTTCTTG